CTTCTCGACGGCGACTTGAGCAATGCGAACTATAGCTCGCTCCGCGCCGGGCTTTTGCCCTTCCGCGCACGGGTGGAGCTATACGTCTACCACACCCTCATTCCGCAGTTTCTCGACCCGATCTTCCAGCGCGTCGTGACCGACGCCTATCTCGCCGGGCGGCTCGACGTGCCCGACCTCGCCCCGGCGCTCAAGGCCGAATGGTTGCCCCCGAGGCCGATGCAGGTTGATCCGGCCAAGGACGCGGAGGCCGTCCGCGAATTGCTCGCCCTGGGCCTCACGTCGCGCCGCCAAGCCGTTGCCGCCCTCGGGTGGAACGTCGCCGCGCTCGACGCCGAGATTGCCGCAGACCGCGAACGGGAACGCGCCCTCGGGCTCACTTTCACCGGAGAATCCAATGCCCCGACAAATGGCTGACCCTACCAGCAAGTATGACGGCCCGCCCGCCGCGCGTGGCCCCGAGACGGCGAACGCCGTGCCCCCGGCGTGGCAGGACGTGGAGACGTTCCGCCGTTCCATGCCCGCCCGCCCGGCGTCGTGGGATGACGCGACGCTCACCTTTGAAGCCGTCATCGCCACCGAAACCCCTGTCGCCCGTCGCGACCGTCAAGGTGGGTTTCTCGAAGTCCTGTCGCTCGCCGGGCTCGACCTCTCTCGCGCTCAAGGCGTCCCGCTGGTGGACAATCACCGCTTGGGCTCCGCCCGGGACGTGGTGGGCATCGTCGAGTCCGTCCGCGTGGAAGGCGGCGAGGCGATTGCCCGGCTCCGCCTGAGCCAAGCCGACGACGTGGCCCCGATCATGGCCCGCGTGAAGGACGGAACGCTTCGCGGCGTCTCCATTGGCTACACCGTCGCCGAGTGGCGCGACGGCACCGATGCCCAAGGGCGGCGCACCCGGACGGCAAACCGCTGGACCATGCGCGAAGCCTCCCTGACCCCGAATCCGGCTGACCCCAACACCGGCACCCGAAGCAACGAAAGGACCCCTGACATGCCCGACACGATGCCCGAAACCGTTTCGCCCGAGGCGGCGGAACTCCAGCGGCGGAGCGACATTCGCGCGCTCTTCCGCAACGCGAACCTGCCCCCGGAAGAGGCCGACGCCTTGATCGACTCCGGCGCGGACCTAGACGCCGCGAAAGCGGCGGCGTGGGATGCCCAACAGTCCCGGCGGCGCTCGCAACCCGTCATCCGCGTTCACGGCGGCGGGGCCGACGATCCGGCGACGATCCGCACCCGGCAGGCCGACGCGCTCGCCTATCGCATGGGCGGGCTCGACAAGATGCCCGAGGCGTCGCGCGAGTTTGCCGACACGAGTCTTCTCGACATGGCCCGCGCCAGCGTCGAGCGGGCGGGCGTCTCCACGCGCGGGATGAGCCGCGACGAAATCCTCCACCGCTCCGCCGCCCACACCGTCTCCGACTTCCCGCTCACCGTCATGGACGCGATGAACAAGACGGCGATGCAGTCCTATCAGGCGGCGGAATCCTCGGTGAAGGGGTTCTTCCGCAAGCAGACCGTCCGCGACTTCAAGGCGAGCACCGCCATTCGCCTTGGCGAGATGGGGCAACTCGAAGAGCTTGCCGAGAACGGCGAGTTTACCGCGACCTCGCGCGGCGAAGAGGGGGAGTCGATCAAGGCCAAGACCTACGGGCGGCGGCTCGACGTGTCCCGCAACCTGATCGTGAGCGATGACCTCAACCTTCTCGGCGACATGACGCGGGCCTTCGGCGAGGCGGCGGCGCAGACCGAAGCGGCGTTGATGCTGGCGACGATCACCGGCAACCCGGCCATGCGGGACGGCACCCCCGTCTTCGACGCCAGCCGGGGCAACCTCGGGAACGCGGGCGGCGGCGCTGCGGGGGCCATCGGTTCCGCTGGCGTGGACGTGTTCACCGACGCCCGCCAAGCCATGCGGACGGCGAAGGGAACGGACGGCAAGACCATCGTGGGCGCGGCTCCGCGCTTCATGCTGGTGGGGACGGAGATCGAAACCCTTGCCGAACAAATCCTCGCCGAGACCTACCCGACGAAATCCGACGAAGTGAACGTCGCGGCGAGCAAGCTCACGCTCCTGGTGGAACCCCGCCTCGAAGGGGATGCCGTCTACATCTTCGCCGATCCGGCGCGGCTTGCGGCGCTCCGCTACGTCTACCTCGCCGGGGCGGAAGGCGTCCAAATCGAACGGCGCGAGATGTGGGATTCCCTCGGGCTGTCCTTCCGGGGCCTATCTCGACTTCGGCGCGGGCTGGCTCGACTGGCGCGGTGCGTATCTCCACGAAGGTTCCTGATCGTGGCGACGCTGACGACGCAAGAGCGACTGTCCGAGGCCCGTGAGGCGCTGCACCAGCTTCTCACGGGCACCTTGGCCGTGAGCGTGACCGACCAGAACGGCGAGAAGGTGGAATACCGCCCGACCAATCTCGCCGTCCTGGAACGCTATGTCGCCGACCTCGAAGCCGAGCTTGCGGGGGCCATCAAGCCCCCGCGCCGCATCCTCTTCCAGACCTCGAAAGGACTCTGACCATGAAGAACTTCGTTCAACCCGGTGAGAATATCACCGTGACCGCCACCGCCGCCGCGACCTCGGGCGCGGGCGTCAAGGTGGGCAACCTCTTCGGCATCGCCTCGGGCGACGCTGCCATCGGCGAGCCGCTGGTGCTGGTGACGGAAGGCGTCTTCGAGATGCCCAAGGTTGCCGCCGACGACTTCACGGTCGGGGCCGCCGTCTACTGGCGCGCGAGCGACGGGGCCATGACGACGACGGCGAGCGGCAACACGAAAGTGGGCACCGCCGTCTCCGCCGCTGGCACGGGCACGGCGAGCGTCCGCGTCCGTCTCAACGGCACCTTCTGAGAGAAGGGCAACCGGGGCGATGACCGTAGCGGCTGACAGGATCGAACGCGCCTTGCTCAAGGTAGCGAAGATGCTGGAAGTCGACTCCGGCGTCGCCCCGGTTTTCGAGCGCCTCGAAGCCGAGCTTGCCGACGCACGGGCACGGGAACGGGGCGAGACCGATGTGCAGCGCCGGGCGCGCGCTGTTGGCTCAGAGGGCGAGGCCCGCGAGCAAATCCCGGACGTGGGCGAGCGACGCCCCGGCCCCGTAGCGTTCGCGGTCAAGCCGATGCCCGAACACGTCGCGCCGAATCCGATCATCTATCCCCGCCTCAAGCATCCGGTCTTCGAAGCTGTGGCGCAGCGAATACATGCTGTGGGCGGGCGTCTCCAAGAGCCCGTTCGCCCGCATGAACTTGTTGACGGTCGCGCTCAGGGTGGCGCTGTCCCGGTAGCGGGGGAAGCCCTCGGGGAACGCCTTGAAGGCTTCCAGCGACACTCCCGTGAGCGGGATGACGCGGCGGGCATACTGACTCTTGAGTTGCCGCCCCTCCGGCTGAATCGAGATGTGGGGCACGTCGCAGTCAAGCCGGATCGTCTCCGCCGTGAGCGCCGCGCCTTCCGAGGGGCGATAGCCGGTGTTGACCATGCCGAGCACCAGCCCCCGCGCATCCGGGTTGAGCCCGTCGAGCGCGCCGGGGGCGAGCAACTTGTCGCGAATCCAGCCCGTCGAGAAAGGGGGCCGTGTCCGGGTTTCGCCCTCTTTGAACGAAAGCTCGCCCAAGGGCAGGTTGAGCCCGAGGCGCTTCATCGTGTTCACGGTCTTGAGCACGTCGCCGAGATGTATCAGGTCCTTGTTGGCCGAATTGGCCGTGACCTCGCCGCCTTCGATCCGCTCAAGCCAATGCTGGCGGAAGTCGAGCATGTCGTCGCGGGTGATGTTGTCGATTGCCTTGTCGCCCACGACGGCGACGAAATTCTTCACCGCCTTGAGCCGGGGATTCTTCCAGCGGCGAAGCTGATCCTCGCTCTTGCCGAACGTCTTCTCGCGGGCGAGCGTCCAGTAGAGATCAAGCGCCTTCTGCACCGTTATCTGCGGCTCCGGCACCGTGCCCATGAGCGCGGCGACTTCGGCCTTGTCGGGCTCGCCAGCGGGCTCGGAGACGGCTTCCACGCGCTCGACAAGCTCTTCCGCCGGGAGGCGGGCGACGCGCCCGGCGTCGAGATAGCGAAAGCCCCGGACGCGGGCCAATTCCTGGGCGGCGGCATAACGGGCTTCCGCGTCGTCGGTATCCCCGGCAAGGCGGGCTTCCCAAGCCTCTATCATCTGCCCCCACGCCCGCTCCGCCTTGCTCTTGGCGAGCGTCGCGTAGTCCGTGTGCAGGCTGATCCAGACGGTTTCGCGTGGCTCGACGCTGCGATAGCGCCGGGGAACGCGGCGTCTCAGGTGGAACGTGTCGCTCCGCTTGGTGGCGCTCATGGTGCCGCGCCCTCCGCTGGTGTGCGGCAGATTGTGCAGCATTATGTGCAGCAAAACAAGCGGATTTATCAGGCACCGGCTGGCCAAAAGGCCAATTTTCTCTTCGAAAACATCGCGTTAGTCGATTTTCATGTTAGCAAAAGTGGCGGAGAAGGTGGGATTCGAACCCACGGTGGGCTGGCACCCACGTCGGTTTTCAAGACCGGTGCAATAGACCGCTCTGCCACTTCTCCTGCGGCCATGCTGATAGCCCGTGCCGGCCGGCTT